GCTGTAAACATGATTCCGACTAAGATCGCCAGAAAGCAGGCAACCAGAACATCGCACCAGTTTGGGTCAACCGAAGGCGCAACGTCCATAAAAGTTGAACCAGACGGGGAAGGCGAATGGGTTGGCTTCCAACTCGACGGCGACGGTAGGTATCTCCTTGAAGACTTTACAGTAACGCATAATTCAGTCGCCGCGGCGCAGAAAGTCATAATGAAGTCGCTCAAGTATCCTAATTCAATGACGATCGTAATGCGAGCGTGGTCGCCACGGTTGCGCGTTACGGCTTACCGAATGCTCATTCAGATTTTGAATGAGAATCTGATCCCGTATCATCCCAACAACACCACTATGAAGATCACGTTCGAGAACGGATCAGTCATACAAGGAATGGCGATCGTGGATTCTCAAGGCGGTGAGGTTGCAGCCTCAATCAAGTCCCTTACCGATATCTCAGGGATGTGGATTGAGGAGCCGACAGAGCTTTCACTTGAAGAATTTGAGATGATCCGGATGCGCCTTCGTGGCCGTGAACTTCCCGAAGGACAATCCCGACAACTTATCTTAACATTCAATCCTATCGACCGGAACCATTGGTTGCACGAACTGTTCTTTGACGCACAGGATCAACCATTGGAAGATGAAGACACAAGCGTTCGCCACTACACCTATAAAGACAACGAGTTTATTGATGAGGCTTACAAGAAATCCCTTGAGAATATCAAGGACAAGAACCGATTCAAGGTGTACACGCTCGGACTCTGGGGTGAACTCGGAGCGATGGTCTATGAGAACTGGGAGCCGTGGGGCTTCGAGCCGAGAGAGACGAAGTTCGATACGATCATCGGAGGTGCTGACTTCGGTTACTCGCACCCTTCAGCCTTCTGCGTGATGGGCATTGACGATGAGAACCACGACCTCTACGTCATTGACGAGGTGTATCAGCGCGAGGAGCTTAACCGAGACTTCATTGATTCAATCAAGTCCAAATTGAACGCGAATGGCATAGCCGAAAACATCCCTATTTATTGTGACTCGGCGAATCCTGCGAGCATCAAAGAGATGCAGATTGGCGGATTAAACGCGCAGCCAGCGCAGAAGAATGTCCTCGACGGCATTGGCGCCGTTAGGCAATATAGTATCAAGATTCATACTCAATGCGACCACTTCCTTTCTGAAATCGGCGGCTACCAACGAGCGAAGGATCAGGCGGGTAGAGTTATGGAACTGCCGAACAAGAAAGCAGGCTTCGATGATCTTATGGACGCTATGAGATACGGCGTCTACACTTTTTCCCTGACACGCCGGCTTTACAAAAGCATTATGCCAGGAGTCAGCTACGGGCGCGGACCCTACGAATACATTGACCAGTTGTGATTAACAATGGCACCTACTAAAAAAGCTACAGGCAAGAAGACTCCGGCGAAACGCCGAGCGCCAGGAGCCGGACGGCCTGCCGGTTCAATGGCTGAGATCGGTAAGCCAGGACTGCGAGAAGCTTATGGGTTCATCTTAGAAGAGTGGCTTCCTAAGTTACAGAACCGCAAGCAACGGCTTCGCACCTATAAGACTATGATGGGGACCGACGCCACGGTTGCGGCTGTCGGCAACGCTACGAAGATGGCTATCCATCAGGTCGAGTTTTTCATACAACCTGCCGGAACGCTTAGCGGCGACAAGGCCTTCGCAGACTTTGCTACTGATTGTATTTTCAATTCACTCGATATGTCGTGGCAGGAGAAGTTGAATGAGATCCTAACCTATCCTGATATGGGCTTCGGTTTGTTTGAGATGGTTTGGATGCGCCGCCCTGACGGCCACATAGGCTGGAAGAAGTGGGGATTCAGGCCACAAGAAACCGTTTACCAGTGGACATTCGACCCGACGACGCAGGAGCTCACAGGCTTCAAACAGCAAGTGCTTATTCCTGCATCAGAATTTATCGCTATCCCGATAGAGAAGTGCATTCACTTCCGCCACAACAGCACCAAGAACAACCCTGAAGGTGAAAGTTGGTGGCGCGGTGTCTATATGGCTTGGTACGCGAAACACAAACTCGAGCTTATCGAGCTTATCGGCATTGAGCGAAACGTAGCGGGACTGCCAGAAGTGCGAATCCCGTCCGAGAACTGGCTTTCTAAGAACAGAAAAGTGCTCAAGAAGTATCAGGACATTGCCGATAACGTTCGCAGAAATGAAGACGCTAACTTTGTTATCCCTTCAGATGTGTGGCCAGCAACCAGCGTCCCGATGTATGCGATAGGTCTTACCGGCGGCCAGCAACTTACCACACGTCAAACAGGACTTCCTACAATCCAGCCTATCCAAAGATACCAGGCAGAGATCGCTCGAGGACTGCAGGCTGACTTTATGCTGCTTCCAACAGGCGGTCCAGGTTCCTACGCACTCTCGAGCAATAAATCGAGTTTCTTTGTTATGTTTATCGAATCAATCTGCGATGCTATCTGCGAAACAATAAACAAGCAGGCGATGACGCAGTTGGCCGAATACAACGACTTCGGCGCAGTTTCAGGCATTCCGAAACTGGTTCACGGCAACGTCGCTAAGACTGAGGTTGATGACCTCGGCAAGTTGATGGCGAACCTCGTCAAGGCGAGCGCAGCGATTTTCCCCAACGACGACCTCTTGAATGCAATACTCGACGAGGCGGGACTGCCACACGTGGACACAACTGCGAACAACGAGATTGCCAACCACATTAAAGAAGCGATGGCAGCAGCAGCAGCAGCCACACCACAGCAGGCAGCGTGGGTAGAAGGGCCGACAACTAACGAGACGTCAGCGGACCTCGCAGGCACAACAGTCACAGCGGCAGAACCACAGGCACGCGCCGCTGCAGCGCCTCCGCCGTTGGCCAAGCCGACGCAGGCGCCTACTAAACCTAAACCCAAAAAGAAGGTAACAGCACGAACTAAGACGAGGAGGGCATAAGATATGTCGATTTCAGAACAAGAATTAGAGAAGGGCGCCCTGGATCAATCGCTCATTGCTTCAGTGAGCGTCACACCAGCCGTCCTCGGTAAGTTTTCGGACGCACAACTCGCTAAGGCGTGGGGAGCCTATAACGAATGGTTCGGCGACGCAATCCGAATGGATCAGCCAGCGCACGCATTCGTCACGCCAGGCGAGAACATTTACAACGAAATGAAAAAGCGTGGCTTGCGGATCAGCAACCGTATGCCGCTTTCTCCAATGTTCACCAATCCAAAAGAGGTGAATCTGCCGTTAGCCAAAGCAGGTATGCCAATGGCCTCGGCAGGAACTACGTGGGATGAGGGTGCCGCAAGAGCCGCACTTCGGAAATGGGCTACAAAACCAGATGGAACAGTTGATACGGCCAAGTACGGACAGGGCTTCTTGTTTCACGGCACCCCGTCAACTTTACTGACGTCATACAAATTCCCCATAGCGACAGTTATAAACGGGACACTTACTGCGGTGCCGAATGCGATTCGAGCGGCAAAAGGGCGCTTGCTTGGAAGCAGTATTCCTGCCGCTGCTAAAGCTCGAATCGCCTCAGTCCTGGCAGGTTATTCAAAGCGGCTCGGCTGGAACGATATGCACAAGAGCGCCGTGGAACCGCAAATACCAGTCCTAAAAGAAGGACAGCCACTCATAGCATTCGTTGAAGGTTCGCCGGATGAGACTGAGCTAAAACGCGGCAAACCAATGGTAGGCGTCGCGGGAGCGATGTTCGATACGAATTACCTCGCGCCGCTAGGATTGAAGCGGTCTGACGTAGCAATCCTGCATCAGGTTCCGGATATGCTGAGGGGCAAAGACGGCCACGCTCGCGGACCTAAACCTAATGAAGTCCTTGAATGGCAAGACAACCTCGCACAAGAACTTGACAACCTTGATCCGGACCTCACGATAGCGCTCGGCCAGGGCGTAGGCGACACTATCATGGCAGACTTTGTGCTGCCACATCCGAAAGTCCTCACGAAGATGGCTAAGTCTGGCTCTGTAAACCTCGCCGCTTCGGAGCTCGTTCGTAAGATTAAGGTAATAAAAGGAGTTTTAGCTGGTGGGATCGAGCCTCAGTTCGTGGCAATCGACATGGCGAAAGCCGCAGCGTTACCACTAGCGCACGAAGATATTGGCTGGAACGAAGGACAGGCACGCAAAACACTCAAAGCGTGGGCTAAGAAGCCTGACGGAACGATTGACACGGGCAAATATGGGCGAGCCTTCCTATATGATCCAGGGACCGGAAAAACAAGCGACATGAAATTCCCGATCGCTACGGTCATTGATGGTGTATTATTTGCTATTCCTGACGCCATTCGCGCAGCGAAAGAAAGGTTTGATCAGGCGCAGGGAATACCGGCTGCAGACAAAGCAAAGATAGCCGGACAATTAGCTGCTTACTCGAAGAAATTGGGCTGGCCGACCGGAACATCCGGTGATACAAATAGCACAAGTTCAAATATGAGTAAGTCCGCTACGTTATCTGATAACGAGCATCAATTCGGGCTGTTTATGGCCGATGCCCCTGACAAAAGGAACGTGGTGCAAGGGGTTGTTTATGCGCCGAACCAGCTGGATGACCAAAACCATTGGGCGCCCCCGGAAGTTTTGACAGACGCGGCACATTGGTATATGGAGCATTCGCAGCTGGCGGATACCGAGCACCAGAAACTGGCCGACGCACGAGTTGTTGAGAGTTACATCACGAGCCAACCTGAAAAGCTTGGAGATCGTGACATACCTGTTGGCAGTTGGCGTGTAGCACACAGCGTTTCAGACGACCTGAAAAAGGAAATCGACGCTGGAACCTACAAGGGTCAGAGCATGTTCGGGAGATTAGAAGGCCTCTACGGCGAAGCTCCGCCTGGATATATGGCGAAGAACACCGGAGATGTCGATACGATCCTGAAACTGACAAAGATACGACCGGCAACGGTCGGGTTCGTTGCACAAGCAGCGAACAAAATGCACACGATAGTAGCGACCTGTGAAGGCGCAGACTGCCCATTGAATTAAAAAATAGGAGAACATCATGGAAGACAATTTCATGGAGACTCTTCCAGAGTTGGACGCAACAGTTGACGCAAAGCTTACTGAACTCTTTGAAAAAGAAGGGACGAGTGAGCAGGTCCAGGAATATACACGCCTCGGCGTGCGTTCACTGGCACTTGGCGCTGACGAATTAAAGGGCGTCGTAGGCTCGCTGCCTCAACTACTTGGCGGCGAAAAACCTGCAGAGACTCCGGAAGTAAAGACAGGGATGGCAAAGAGCGGAAGCGAACTGCCTGATCTGGCAAACGTCCCGAAGGAAGCGAAGCCTTACGTCGAAATGCTTCTCAAAAAGAGCGCAGAGAATGAGAAGATCGCTAAAGAGGCGATGGCGAAGGCCGCTAAATACGAAGAAGAAAGACAAGTCGAAGTCTTCGGAAACAAGGCGAAGGATTTTGAGAACCTTGCGATTCCGGACCTCGCCAACATCCTGCGCGAAGTCGCGACCAAAGCGCCAGACGTCTACAAAGGTCTGGAAGACGGTCTTACCGGCACAAGCAAGCTGATGGCGAAGAGCATGACAGCAAGCAAGTCTTTCGAGGAACTTGGCAAAGGCTACACTCCTGACTCGCCGCAAGGCAAAGTTGATGCTATCGTAAAGCAAGCAATGGAGAAAGCCGGCGGCAAGGTCAAGAAAACAGCTCTGCTTCGTGAAGCCTACAATACTTCAGGCGCTTACGAAGACGAGATTGAGACGCGAAGGGGTCGAGCGTAATGGCAACTGAACAAATGGGCAATGTATATTCGATGCATGCAGATACGAGCATCTGCACTGCCGACATTACGAACCCAACAGGCCTCATTTACTCAGTCGTTCAGATCGACAGCAACGGACGAGCCGCTATCGGAGCTACAGCCGCGCCTTCAATGGGCATACTTCAAACCAACCCGCGAAACTTGGATGACATTTGCATGGTTATGACAACCGGCAAATCGTTCTACCTTGTGGGAGTTGGCGGAGCAATCCCAGGGTGGGCTATGGAAGCCTCGAACGATGGATCAGGAACCCTCATTCACGCAACTGGATCAAACCCAATCGTCGGTGTAGCGATGACTCAGCAAGCCGCTGGCGGCATAGGCGAAGTTCTACTCGACAACAAGGGTCCAAGCCTCGGCGTATCCGCAGGCGCACCAGTGATTCACCCAGTGAGAATACCACTCGCTACACTTCTGAGTGACGGGAATATCGTCACAGGCATTCCGGTTCCTGCAACGGGGACTATCAAGTCAATGTATGCGGTGATTGATACACCTTGCAGTGTAGCAGGCAAGAGCGGTTCGCTAACGTTGACCTCGACTGCAGGCGTAGTAACCGGCGGTGTGCTATCGCTCACGTCGGCGAATTGTGGTCAGGCAGGTGCAACAGCGGCTATCCAAGCTTCCGCAATCGGCGGCGCAGGTGCATCAGTAACAGCAGCAACGACACTCGGTTTAGCCTACGCGCACAGCACGACCTTTACGAATGCGGACACCGGAGCAATTTGGGTGTTCTTTGTGACTTCGACATAAGGAGGTGAAGAAAAATGGAACCAACCTATGACATGATGCACATCAGCAGGGCGCTCACTAATTACAGTGAGGAATACACCCAAGCCGATGATGCGTTCGTAGCAAGTTTAGTGTGTCCCAACCTCCCCGTCGAGGACAAAGCAGGTCAGTATTGGAAGTACAACCAAGAAGACTTCATGAGGGATGAGGTTCAGGAACGCGCTGCAGGGACTCCATCGGTCGCGACAGAATACGGCCTAACCAAAGGCACGTATGCAGTCAAGCGATGGGCCTTGAAGAAAATCCTCACAGACGAGGACTTTAAGATCGCGGACTCAATCTTCGATCTACACGCCGACGCGACGGAACTGTTGACCGACAAGATGCTTCTCAAAAGAGAAAGTGACCTTATCGCAACCGCGATGACCGCAAACTCTTGGGATTCTGGCAACCAGTTTACCGGAGAAGCGCAGACGGCAAACCCGACCGGGGTATCCGGAGGTTCAACGTTCTGCTACTGGTCTGACCGGACCAACAGCTCCCCTGTTGACGACATTCTGAACGCAGCGACGGACCAGCAAGAACTTACCGGCAAGTATCCGAACACACTGATTATTGGGCCTCGGGTTTTCTTAGCATTAAAGATGCACCCCGATATTAAAGACCAATACCAGTATGTCAGTGCCGACTCGATCACGGTCGAGATGCTCGCACGTGTTCTCGAAATCGACAACATCTACGTACCGAAGGTAGTCACCAACACCGCAAAGCGTGGACAGACCCCCGTATTCAAGTTTAGTTACGGGAAAGACGCGCTTCTGTGCTACACAGCACCCAACATTGGGCCTAAGACAGCGACCTCAATGGTCACGCTGACTTGGAGCAATGCGCCGGGGGCTGCGGCTGGCGGTCAGGCTATCTCGGAATGGGTCGACCCCGAGACGAAGACAAACAAACTAGAGATCGAAGCTTTCTGGGCCTCAAAGGTAGTCGCTACTCGCATGGGCAGCTACTTCACCGGCGCAGTGGCTTAAACGAACGACGTATCAAAGGTGAGAAAATGCACTTCACGTACGGAGCTGTTCTTACAGACGTAGCAAACGTGGCAGATTGCCCTCTTGATTGGGTGCGTTTTCTCATCGGAGATACCGACGTTGATGATCCACAGAACCAGTTACTCGCCGACGAAGAAGTTCTAGCGCTTATTGGACTCATAGTTGACAAGGATGACCTTCACGCGCCGGCTGCGGATTGCGCGGAAGCCGTCGCAACCAAATATAGGAAGTATCCGCCTGAACGCACCGGCGCTTTATCGAACTCTGATCCGCGCTACATCGTTCAGCAATACGAAGAGCTGTCTGAGATTCTTAGAAGTCACGTATCCGGTGAGCCAATGGTCTATGCTGGCGGCCTTAATAGACAAAAGTATCCGCGAGCATTCGTTCAGGATATATGGGAGGATACGAGATATTGAGACTCCCGCGTTTCATTTATTTTGGTGATACGATCGACATAGAAAGCAAGCCAGACGAACAAACTGCAGGCTCCGGCTGGCTCGACGAGTGGCCTACGTTCTTATCGAATGTTCCAGCAAAGGTAATCCCGACAAATGCAGAAGAGATTATCGTTGGTGACAGACCTCAAGCTGAAATCGTTTATTCTATTATTTTAAAGTCAGATGTAAGGGGACTTGAATCTTCAATGCGTGTGATCTGGAAAAACCGAGAGTTATATATCACGGCAATCATGCCAGAAGTAGATAACAACGGCCTTCAGATTATAACGGCGCGAGAGCGCCAATATGACCTTACATAGGAGGTGATAACGGTGACGAAAAAGAAAGCAACGGAAAATGATAAAGTTCTGCGATCCGCAAACACAGCGACAGACCTTGCAGCGGCCGCAGTTGCGGTTCAACTCGTAGGAACCGATATTGGAAGTCCTAACGCTACCGGCAAAGCATATAAAAGCCTGCGTGCGACTCGTATGGAGCGCGATATGGTTAAGAAACTGAATCGTGCGGCAGGACGGTTGCACAGGTTATAATTGAAAAATATCATTAGAATGGCGGTAGGTGGAAAAAACTAATGACAACCAAAACAGTTTATGTTTTAGATCGACGTCGCAACCTTATCGAATGCGACATGATCGTTTATGAGTCCGATACGGGGGTATTCACTCTCGCGGACGGCACCGTTGTCGCTGCGGAAGTAGCAGCTAATTCGATAACGGAAGCTCAGATCGCGCTAGGAGCGCTTACAACTGCTTCTTTGAACCCTGCGGCAGGCATAACTTCAGGGCAACTTGCGGGAAGTATAGCGCAGTCGAAACTTGCAGGTGGCATTTTATCAACGCAACTAGCCGCAGGCGTGGCTAAGGTTCTTTCTGGAACCGTCACGTATAACGACGGCAAGAGTGCAAACCCAATTATCACAATACCTGCGAATGCACTTGTAACCGACGTGATCGCTGTTTGCACAACCGCATTTAACGGAACCGCAGTCACGATTGACCTCGGCGATGACAGCAATGCCAGTAACTTCATAGGCAATGCAAACGTGGGGCTCACGCTTAACGCGGTTTCGGGTCAGAAATGCTCCGATAGAGGATCAAACCTTTGGCTTACCGGCACACAAAGCGCCACGACCCCATTTGGCGTATCGGTATGGCCTACGCCGTTGCGAAAGTTTTACGCAGCTACGAACCACTTGAACTCGACACTCGGTTACACGGGGACGTCTAAAGGAACCGCCGGCGCGATGACCGTGTATCTCGCGTATATAGCTCTCGCGTGAGGTGAAAAGATGCAACCAGTAAGGATTTTCATTGGGGTCGACAACGATACGGGTACTTTTATTCCTCTAAATGTTGATGCAAACGGAAACATGGGCGTCAACATGGAAGGCGAACTGGCAGTTGGTGAACTCCAACTCGCGGCAACCGATCCGGGACTACTTGCACTCGCCACGGCACTCGCGGGCGTTTCGCCTAAGACACTCGCGGACATCTACACGCTTGCTTCATCCGGCGCAGGTCTGAAAGTGACCGGAGCTGTAACCACGTCGGGAACCGCAACAGTTAGTGGAACTGTCGCCGTTTCAACTCTGCCTGATGCAGCGAACGCGGTGCTTACGGCGGTTAAAGACCAGCTCACCGATTACCTCGCAACGCGAGAAGCACCATCAACATCAATCGTCAGCGGTCAAAACGCTTCAATACCGGCGAACGCATCGACGGCAGTCGTGCTCACAACAAGTCAGGCGTGCGCAGAAGTGACTATCCAAGCACCGGCGGCAAATAACGTATCAATCCTGTTCGGCTCAGGAACCGGAACGTGCTATATGGAACTTGCACCCGGAAGAGACTTCACACTTCCCGTGTCGAATGTCAATCTGATTTATGTAAAGAGCTCAACATCAGACACATCTCCTAAAGTGAATTGGATTGCGAGGGCGTAATTATGCGGCGGCACGGCTTTGGGGATACCGGCACCCCAATACGAGCTAATCTACCGTATGAGGCAAACTGCGTTATTAAGTATGCCGATTGGCCCGTCAGCGGAACAACCATCGTTAATGAAGGTACAGGCGGTGCGACTTACAACGCAACCGCCGTGCAGAACGATATAGTCACACTTCCTAGTAAAGCGACCGCGTGGCAGTTCAGCACAACCGCATTAACCGATGTTCTCTCATTATCTACCGCGCCTGTGACTGATAACGTCGGCGCTCATACGATGGAGTTTCTTTACAAGTATGGAGGGGCTGCCAATAGCGAACTGTTCTATAAAGGAAAAGGTGACTGGACGCCTTCATACACGATAGGAGTTACTAATTGGTCTGGTTATAATTTTGTACATATTGCTAGGGATGATACAACCGCATCGTGGGGTGCCCCGTATCTCCACTGGATTGCAACAAGTACTCCGTTACTATCAGGGAATTGGTATGATATTCAAATCACTGCGGATTGGAGTAACCTCACAAATACCCCTACAATAACCATAAACGGAGTAGTGGAAGCGATTTATTCTGAATCAATAGGGGTAGTCACTGCATACATGAATGATGCCGGTGGCCCTATGTGGTTGGGGAATTATGTCAATCAGTACAACAATTTTGGAACTCTCGCTCAGTATCGGTTTCATACGGGCATACTCACCCCCGCACGGCTTCAACAGAACCTCCTTGCGGATATGT